TTTAATAACCTTGCACTTTTTGCATCCAGGTTACAAAATATTTCTATCATTTTACATTGTAAGAAATAACTATCATCATTGGTTTCTTGTATTTTTAGAAACTTTTGATATTGCTTTAAAGATATTTCTGATAGGTTACTTGGAATGATTAATTCAACTTTCATATTTATATAACGTTTTTAAAATGGTTTTTTATAGTAAGGTAAATATAATAAAAAAAGGCACACCATTTCTGATGCACCTTTTACTCAAAACTAACTTAACTAAATCTATCTACTACTTAATGTAATACCATCCACTTTCTTTTTCTTTTTTTAGTTTTTCCTCTGTGGGTTTCTTTTTAAACTGCTTAATAGTTTTAACGTAATCGTCATAGTCTTGCCATTCTATTATTTTACCAACTAACTCATTCATAGTTTTAGCAGTTAAATAAAGTTCTTGTTCTTGACCTCTTGTAATTTTTAGTTTAATGTCCATAGCTATTATTTTTTAATAAATATATATGTTTTTTTGTTTGTACTGTATGTTGTTACCTCTCTAAAGTCTTCAGTGTAGGTGCAACTATTTATTTTAGCCGTCTTTGGTAGTTTTTTTCTTGTATCTACGTGAAAGCCTTCAAATTTAATACCTTGAAAATCTGTTATAGTTATATATTCCATATTTTTATTTTAATTACATCATATCGGCTTCAAAGCAAGTGTTACTACAAACACCTTCTTTTTCTGTTGTATCTCCACATACGGGACATTCATACTCTGGGTAATCTGGTGTACTATACCAATCCATAATATTCTGTTTTAAGTTTACCATTACGGTAATGTTCTACAATTACACCAGTTGATAAAGGTACAACCTTATATGGTCTGATGCTTTTATTTACTAAAATTCTGTTTATTAAATTTTTCATATCTGTTTTATTTATTCTTCTATTTCGTTAAATACTGCGTGTTCTAAACAATCACCGCATAATTCATCACTTAAATAAGATGCTTCTGCACCACAACAATTACTATACATTTATATATATGTTTAAAGCATTTAATACTACCACAAAAAATGCTATGATTAGTACTATTATTATTTGGGTCTTAAACCTTTTCATTTGTTAGTTCGTTGTACTCTTTGATGTAAGATTTTGCATCATCTAAAAAAGTTGGTGCTATTTCTTTTAATACACCCCTATTATCTTCCATATAACTAAAGTAGGTTTCTAACCTCAACTTAATAGCATATAGCTTTTGAAATTCATCTACTGGTAAATTAACTGTGTCTTTCATATCTGTTTTGTTTTAATTAATATAATGCAATATACAAATAAATAACATACCAACAAATAATTTAATAACTTTTATGAAATAAAGTAATTACCTCTATTTGGGTTTTGTAGTTGATATGTGACTGCATATCGAATAGCATCGCACAAATGGTTCCAGCAATCTTGTGGTGTTTTAGACTTTTTTTCTAACCAGGAGTAGTTGTTTAGTTCTTTGATTAAGTTAATGCTGTTTTCTTCTACAATCAAATCATAATCTTGTAGTAATGCTATGCCGTATGTTATAGAACCTTGACCTTTTATTGCTTTGACTACATTACAACCTTTTGCTTTCAGTTCGTGTAACAATCTTGGTTCTGCACTATCACCTACTATAAGATGGTTCTGTGCGTGTTTAAGGTTTAGTTCAGCTATCTGTGATGTGGTAAGACCTTTTAAGTAAAAACATTCCTTTAAATAGATTATCTTATTGTTTACGTCAATGTTCGTTTCTACTAATGTATTTTCATCTGATGCAAAACCATAATCTTGACCAAACACACTTACACCTACTTTTTTAAATTGTCCTATCTTCCAATTAGTAAATATTACACCTTCAGCTTTTGCTAACCATCCACCAAGCATCTGATGTTTGTATTTCTCTGGTCTTCTTTTCTTAATGTTTTCTATTTGCTCTAAATAGCTTTTAGATAGATTTTCTATGTTATCTAAATATGTGGTATGTATATAGGTTGTATTTCCTTTGGTGACATTAGAACCATCCATTACACCTTTATCTTCAAAGAACCGATTATATATCCAATGCTCTTTTGTAACTGGGTTTAAAATAAGTATTACTCTATTTTTTTGGTTGAGGTTTCTTACACTTAAATCTATCTTGTCAAATATGTTTTCATCATTAAGTTCTTCAGCTTCATCCATTACCCAAGTTGTAACGTTTGTTAAACTTTTCAAATTTGCAGACTGGTCACCACTTGAAGTGCGAATACCACGAAAGATTATCTTGCTACCTGATAGCTTATTTCGTATTTCATCCTTTGTTATATAGAAATGGTCTTGTAGTTTAAGTGTTTCTATCTTGTCAATAAATTCTGGTATAATAGATATGTATGCAGATGATAATGTAAACCTTGTAAATAGAATTGTGTGCCCAGCCTCATAAGTTAGCAACAACAGTAATAAGTTTATAGAATACGATTTACCCGAACCACGACCACCAGTAACAATATAATACCTGGCATCTGATGTTTGGATGGGTTTATACTTTTGGTCTATGTCTATCACTTAAATTTGATAATATCATTAAAGTTAATATTAAACCCATCAGAAGATGTTATATCTACACTTTCTTTAGGCTTACCATATCTGTAACCAAAGTACAATGACATAGCTTTACTATCACCTTTTAGTATTTGTTTACCAAGTGTTTTAATTACCTCATCATTATCTATAAGGTTATCTAACTTCTCTATTAGTTTTAGTTCATCTGCTTTCTTTGGTCTACCAGCACCTTCCCTTTTACCACCGTTGTTTTTTCTTTTATCCATTTGATAGAAATTTGTTTATTCAATTATATAACGTAATTACTTTGCTTATTTATTTTATGTATTTTTTTATGACAAGAAGAACATACAACTTCTAAATCACCAACATATTCATTACCAATATTATTATAATTTAAATGATGTATTTGTAAGTTTTCTTTTTTACTACACCTACAACACTTATAATCTGCATATTCTAAAGCTAAATTTCTTTTATCAAACCATTCTTTTGTGTTTAGATAGTTATGATATATATTTTTATAGTTTCTTGATATTAAATAAACTATTGTTTCTTCATTAAACCTTATTTGTTTTTCTTCTTCTACTTCTGCATCAAGTGTGTAACAAAATGGTATAGTAAACCTATATACACAATATGCTTCTTCTGTGTTTATTACATTTGTATCAAGTTCAATATCAAAACCATCCCCAGTTAAAAAACTATTATCACTTTTTAAAAAATCGCTATCACTATTGTAATCTTCAAGTCTGCTAACAAGATTTTGAATATTTTGTTTTTTAAATTCAACATATACAACATTGTGGTTTGTACCCTCTAATGCTGTAATTTTTTTTATATGTAATTTATCATCATATTTTTTTACAAATAATTCTATTTTGTTTTTAAGTGTCATCTTTTTAGCTTTAATTTTAGTAGTCTTTCTCTTATTGCTTTTCTTTCTTTACCCTTTGGTAGTTTGTCAAATAGTTGTTGTAGCTTTTGTATTAGTTTCTTTCTGTTCATAGTTTATTTATTAGTTGATGTTATTCGGTGTTGTACACAATTATTTTGCTTTTGGGTTTGGCAGTCTATGGCATTTACAACAAGTACCATCTTCATTTAAAGTATAACTCCCTTCGTGATAGCAAAACAACTGTTCGCTTTGCTGTACAACATCAAATAAAATCAATAACTCTTTACGTGCTTGTTCAGGCGTTATTTCTTCGTTTTGTAATCTTTCGTTTATTTCAAATAAATTATATTTCATATCGTTACTTGTTTTATCTGCTTCCGTTACCATTATCATAGCTTTTCTATTTCGTTTAGTACTTCTTGATAGTATTCTATTGTTTGGTTGTTAGATGGTTTTATTATTTCGTTTTCAAGTATAAGTCTTATATGTAGTTTAGCACATTGTTTTGCTATCTTACTACTAATTGTATTGTTGAAGCCTTGACCATCTACATTGTAAAACTTCTTGTATATCTCGTATGCTTTTTCTTTTGGTGTTTGCATAAATAGCCATTCTTTTTTAATCACGTTGCACAGTTTATTATTTCGTACTCACTATTGTTTTGTTTCCATTCAAAAGACTTTAATACTAAAGCTGCTCTTTCATCATACATAGTTTTTTGTTCTTCTTCTAAACCTCTGTATTGTTTTTCATTTGGTGTGTAACCATTTGAATATTGCCTATCGTAGTTGCTTAACTTTTCTATTGCCTTGAAATAATCTTTTTCTAATGTTGCATACTTTTTTTGTATTACTTCTAACTTTGAAATTTGGCTATACTCTATTTGTGATTTAACTATAAAGTTACTTTCTAATTTATCGTAGTAATCAAATCTATCTTTCTTGTACAATGGATACATTTTGTTTGCGTGTATTGCCGTTGCGTGGTCAAATGATTTACCTTTTGATTTTATAAAGTCAGATATACTTACCCACCTCATATCAAGTTTGTTTCTTAATATATGACAAAGCAAAGCTCTATGCTCAACGTATTCAGTTTTTCTTGTTTGTTTGTATATATCTATACCAGTTAAAGTAATAAGTAATTCACTCACTTGTTCTGGTGTTTCTAATATTGTTGTTACTGTGTTGTAATTCATATTATAGTTTTTCTATTTCTTGTTTAACTTCTTTCAAAAATTCAATATCAAAAAACCTTAAATCAAAAGCTAACATTTCATCTATACAAATTAATGCACATTGTTTATAATGTTTTTCCTCATAACCTTCTAATTCAGAGCCCATTAAATCACAAACTTGTATATCATACATCTTAAACTTTTCCACTAACTCTTTTGCTTTATCTTTTGCTGTCATTGCTTTGTAGTTTTTGTATGTATAAAGCTGCATCCATTAGTTCTTCTTTTAGGTGCTGCAAGAAATCATCATTGTTATTGTCTTGTAAGGTTGTTTTGTATTTGTCTATACCAACACAACTTCTTATGTCAAATTCTCTTTTTAAATCTTCTACTATTTTATCTTTCATTGTGTTCTTAATTTTAAAAGGTGATAGCACTCTGTGTATTTTTGTCTTGCTTTACCTTTGTATTCTTGTTTAAATAATTCGTATAGCTTTCTTGTGTATTGGTATTTAGTTGTGCAGTCTTTAAAATGCTTTTCTGCAAACTTCTTACCCTTACCTTTAAAGTAGTTTACATTGTCAGCAGTATCACCAACAATCATTTGCTCATAGAAATTGTACATAGCTTCTTCTTCTGATATGTCTAATACCACCTGGTGCTTGTAGTGATAGTTGTACATCAAGCAAGGAAATTGTTTATAGTCTTTATCTATTGAAACAATCATTACTTCATCCCTACCAATATCATCTGAAATTTGCTTCCAGTACCTTGCAACCATATCATCTGTTTCTACACCGTAACCCCATATGCTATCGTATTGTTCTTTTACAAATTGGTGCATCTCATCTAATAATGGTGGCAGTTCTTGTTTTTTTCTGTTGGCTTTGTACTTTGGTGTGATTAGCTTTCTAAAGTTACCCTTTGAACCACTAAAACATAATACTTTGTCTATAGTGTATTTATCTTCCAAGTCGTTTACAATCTTCATATACTGCTGGTCAAACTTATTTCTTGCATCAGCTATATCTGTGTAATACTTTTCATCATCTGGTGTTTCTCTTTTACGATAGCAACTCGCAAAAATTAAACTATCTGCATCAACTAATAAAATCATAATGCTTGTTTAATCATTTTAAGGTGCATTTCTTGCATCTTCTTTTGTTCTTTAGTTACCATACTAATTATACTTGGTAAGTCTCTAAAAAGCTGGTCTACTTCCATTACAAGTGTTTTGTTATCATCGTAACCAATATACAACTCACCATCTAAACAATGTAAGCTATCTGTTTCACCTACATAAGTATGATTGTCTTTTTCATCTAACTGCTTGTAAAGTAATGCAATTAGTTCTTGTTGTTCTTCTACTCTTGCTTGTAATCTGTCTATTCTGTTATCTTGTCCCATTTGTCTATTGTTATGTTAAGTTTTAAATAATTTTTATTCCCTTGTTTTACTTGGTAGTTAATATGTACATCAGTTATCTCACTATCTTGTTGTATGTGATATTCTATTTGCTTTCTTAACTTTTCCCAAGCCGCTTTGTTTACTTCCATACATTAATTCTATATGTTTTCGTACAAAACTCAAAAAAAGTAATTTTTTTATTTGGAAATATATTACAATACTCTTTTAATTGTTCTTTGTATTGTTCTGGAGTTAATAAATCTTTTATATTCATATTAAAAAAATGGGGAGTGTTACCTCCCCGATGGTTATTAGTTTTAAAATGATTTTATATTGTTATCTTTAAGAATTTCTAATATTTTTAATCTTCTTTTTTCTGCTGCTGTATTAGGTTTTCTTACACCAATTACATAGTTTTTTGGATTGTAATACTGAGCAGATAATAAAAAACATACATTGCTATTTGCATCATTGTTTGTAGTTGTATTAGATAGCTTTACTTTACAATATTTAGGAAACTTAGACAATAACTCTAAAGCCTTGTTTTCTTGTGATAAAGGAATTAACACCCTTAGGCTGTCATTAAATATACCGTTCCATTTGCAAAAGTTATAGTTTGCTATGGTAAATTCTTCTGTTATTGGGTTTAAGTTTTTCATAATGTTTTGTTTTAGTTAATTAATATACCGCAATATACAACCTTTTATTAGTTATAACCAAACAATTTAATAACTATTTTCAATATAATTTAAAAATAATTTACAACTTACACTATATCAACAAGTTAGCATCAAAAGTTTTTTAATTAATTTGGTTCTATATTTATATTTATTCTAACCGCTTCATTTTCTTTAAGCAAATACACATCTTTTAAAAGTCTTTTCTTTGTCCACATTGTAGTATCTGGGCAGTACTTTTTTACTGGTGCTGGCATCTCTAAAGTATCTAACCAATACATAAAATTACCTTTAGGGTCATTAACAAAAAATAACCTAACAACACCATCAAGTGCCATTAAGCTATCATATTTGTCTTTTTCAATTAGCTTATCTTCATAATACTTATTTCTAAATTTCATCTCTATAACGCAATCCTTACCTTTTGGTGTTTTTCCTTTTGCATCATATCTTGAATAACCATCACCACAATGTTCTAAATCCCAACCATCAAGATTAAGAAGAAATACAACTGCCTTTTCCCACTCATTAATTTTTTTAATTCCCATTATTCCAAATTACGTTTAGTTGTTTTATCCATAACTTTATTTTCTTTGGGTTACACGTACACGGTTTATGGTATTTATGGTTATAGTACTTTGCGTGCAACTGACATATAAGTTCAAACTCATTCCCTTGTAAAGTGCTTTTTGGTTCAGAGCGAAAGTCACTCCAGCTTTCAAAATCTTCTTTATTAAATTTTACCATCTTTCAATTTTTATTTCGTTTAACTTTTTTCTTCTGTTGTTGCAATCACATTTAGTACCTCTTAACTTATGGTATTTTTCTACCAGGTATTTAATACCAGTATATTTAGTTATGTAATATATTATGTTTCCTATTTTCATAATTCGTTTATTGGTATTGTTATTCCTTTACTTGCCATATTATCACCACCTTTTTTATCTTTTTTTGTGTTTAGATATTTACGGCATTTATCTTTTAAATCTTCTGTTTTTAAAATATATAATTTATCTAAATAAATATAATAGTATTTTGCTTTTGTTGTAGCAATTCCACTTGGTTTGTCATTGCATTCATATTCAACATAAAAGTTACCAGTCTTTTTATATTGTGCATCACTCTTAACCTCAACACCCATATCTATTTCTGGTATGTATATATCCCATTCC